GCCTCTTGAGACATCAGGGATGATGTTTCCTAATTGAGTATTCACTGTAGCCCTTAGTAATAAGGGTCAACAGTGAGTAGCCAAAAGTGATTGCAGTTGCAATTGGCTTTATTAGCCGTATCACTTTTGTATGGAGGTTTAGCTATGGCTGAGACTCGATATCGGTACCGGTTGGGCGGTCTTCTTTACGATGTAAAGAATACGCCCGCTTCTGTGACTCCCCCGATTCATTTGGGGCAGTTTAGAGATAAACTGGTTGTATATCACAACGGAGTTCCAGAAGACGCTGGATGGGGTAACCCATACAACGTCCAGTCCTACACGCCAATGGCCACATGGTCCACGTTTGAGCAGACCTATGATGAACTTCATCATAGATCTAAGGGTCAGGCTCCGCCGAAAGTAAAATATCGGCAGGGCTATAACCCTGAAGTCTCTTACTGGGACACAGGTGGTCCATTTTTGAGCATGAAAATCGACAATGGCATCCCTACTTCGGGAGTCATTGGTTCAGGCGTTTACTTTAATTACAACGGATCCAAAAAGTACGAGGGTGGCTTTATGCCGCCCGTCGATGCTCTTTGGGGATCGGGCTGGTGGGGATTAGGATCCGCATCCATCTTCTCCAGTAGTAACAATCAGTATTTGCCTGATATCTCTGCCTACTTTGACCGGGTTTGGCGATCAGCCAAACCCAAGTTGGAACTTGCCAGTCTGTACGTGTTTCTCCGAGAGATCGGGGACACGGTACCCATGTTGAAAACCACAGCCGAGCTCTTCGGAACTCGGTTCAAGGACATGACTAATGTTGTCTATATTAAAGGCAAATTAGATGATGTCGTGATTTCTCATGGTAGTAACCTGGAATCTAAGAAAATGGTTCCTCAGTTACTGGCTGACAACTACATCAACCAAGAATTTGGTTGGCTTCCGTTCCTCGGTGACCTGAAAGCTTTCTTTCAGACTTACCTAGATGCTCGCGATTTCATCCTTCATTTGACGAATGAAAACGGCAAGTGGGTTCGGAAAAAGGTCAAAGTGCCTATTGAGCGGTCTTCGACGGTTTTAACGGATGTAGTTCTACCGTATGACTCTACGAGTTATTCGGTTCCCTGCTTTCCCGTTAATTTTCCTTCGGAGTTTTTCCAAATGCCTCCGTCGTGGAATCTTACTGAGGTTGTCGAAACCACAGTTTCCGCGTCGGGGAAATTTAGATTTTACCGCCCTGAATTTGATATTACGCTACCGGACTATCAGTCCGCCTGGAATCAGGTAATGAGAGCCGTTAAGATTTACGGCCTCAGTGTTAGCCCATATCATATTTGGCAAGCTACACCTTGGACGTGGCTCCTCGATTGGGTGTCGAATATAGGGTCGTATTTACAACGATTCTCCGACACTCTAGAGGACGAAGTTGCCGCGTCCTACTTTTTCGTCACTGCACATCGAACCGTTGAAAGGATCTTTACTATAAAGCTTCCTTTCTATAGCGGTCTCGAAACACTCGTATTTAAGAGACGTTTTGTCTCTAAACAGAGAGTCAGTGCCGATAGTCCATACGGATTTAGCCTTTCCTGGGATCGTTTGGATCCTAGGAAATTAGCAATCCTGGCTTCGCTCGGTATATCGCGTAATAGCTTTACACACGGGCGCTAGGATATCCTCTAGTTCTATTCAGCGGCTTGTTCTACCGGGAACAGAACGGGTCAGCGAACTAGATCAACAAAACCCCAATAACTCTGGAGTAGTCAATCATGTTAACCGATCCACAATCTATCACCATCAGTGGTGTCGCGAAGTCTATGCCGAAGATTTTGGCGCAAGGATTAAAATCCGTGTACCAATCCAACGACAAAGCTTACACTCTCACGATATCACATCAAGAGAGTGGCAAGAAGGTTCGAACACTCGTTCGTTTCGACTTGCGCGCAGTGAAAGCCGATCCGCTGACTTCAGCGAATAATTGGGAGACACTCAGTTTTCAGACTGTCATCGATCGACCCTTAACGGGTTTTTCAGTGACGGACCTAACTGACCACATAACCGGGTTTAAAACCTGGTTTGATAACACCCTTGTTGGTAAACTGTATGGGGAGGAATCGTGAAAACAATTTCTCCACTTCCAGTACCATCTCCAACGCAAAAGGAGAAATTTAAGCGAGAGCTTAAGTCTCTTCTTTCGGACCTTGGTCATGCAGGGATTCGTTTCGCTCTTGAAGAAGTGATCGCAAGATCACATATTCTCGAACAAGACCACTCCGATGCACTCGACGCACTTAGTGCGAAGAAATGATCCGAGGTTGATTTGGATCCAACATCTTTAATGGGTGTTCTGGTGATTACCACACTCCCCCTTTATAGGGGGGGTGGGATTGTCGTTAACATGGCGTTGAAGGCTACCTCCGATTAAGGAGGATCCTTGAAAAGCGATGTTAATGTCTACTTAGAGGTCATGGAAACGGTCTATATAGACGCGACCATGAAGTGTTCCGCTGATGTCTTAGATTTACGTGACCTGGAAACAATCAGATCACGGGTCAAAAATGAAGGGATGTCGTTTTTAACGATAACCCTGCCTCAGTTCTGTAAGGACTTCGAAAGAAGTCTTGAGAATGGAGGTATTGATCCAGCGTGTTTCCAAGGTTTTCACCGAAGAAAACACGAAGCAATCCCTGAATTTCTTCAAGGTATGCTTGATCAAATTTTTGACCGTAAGACAGGAAAGGTGATTACGTATGAACCCCCAAATGGTTTACGACCATCTGAAGGACTGGCTCCCAGTGATATTTCTACTGTTGTTGAATCTGTACGGCAAATATGCCGTCTTTTCAGCAAAGTCGAACTGGCATGTACCCCGAAAAGGATACAAGCCGCACTACGGAGCTTTTACGAAATCGAGCAAGATTTCACCACGTTTTCAATCCCAGACGATGAAATGGCCAAATTTTTGGACGTTTCTCGTTTGCTCTGGGGTAATATTTTTAGGGATTTTGTCCCTTCAAAGATTATCCCAAGGCATGGGCCTGGGGCTACCGCAGATAAAATTTCTGGAAATCAGAAATTTGTTTGGCGGCGTTGGCATGATCGCCTTGAGCATTACTTCCCTCTTATTGATAATGGGTACCCTTTGGGTATTCCGGAATCAGCTGAGGAGCTCAAAATTGTTACGATCATACCAGAACCTGATGAACAACCCGTTAAGGTTATCACGGTTCCGAAGACGTTGAAATCTCCCCGCGTCATTGCTATCGAACCTGTGTGTATGCAATATGCACAACAAGGGATTCGAAACTATCTTTATGATAGGATAGAGTCTTTCTGGATGACTCGAGAACGGATTAATTTCCGTGATCAGTCTTTTAACCAGAAATTAGCATTGACGTCGTCGAAGGACGGTCGATTAGCAACTATCGATCTCTCTGAAGCGAGTGATAGAGTACCTCTTGACCTTGCTATTAGAATGTTTGATGCGAATCCCGATTTAAAGGATTCAATTCTAGCATGTCGTTCGACTAGAGCGCAACTTCCTGATGATCGAATTATCGATCCTCTCCAGAAGTTTGCGTCAATGGGTAGTGCTCTTTGCTTTCCAGTAGAAGCGATGTATTTCTACACTATTTGTGTAGTCGCCCTGCTGGAAGCAAGTGGCCTTTCCTATACGCAGAGAAACTGTTTCAAGGTTTCTCGGAGCGTATACGTGTACGGAGACGATATTATCGTCCCCGCCACGAATGCGGACGCTGTTCTCGATCACCTACGTAAATACAACTGTAAGGTGAACACTGCTAAGACTTTCTATCGCGGAAGCTTTAGAGAGTCATGCGGCGTTGACGCTTTTGCTGGCTACGAGGTTACACCTACGTATGTGCGGCAACCGTGTCCTGAGGACAGGAGGCAACATCATTCGTTAATATCTTGGTGTGCGACGGCAAACCTCTTCTACCTGAAGGGTTATTGGCGTACCACAAGTCTCATGTTTTTGAAACTTGAGAAGATATTAGGGCCTTTGCCCTATGTCCGAGAGACAGCGAGTGTGTTGGGCCGGTACTCGTTCCTTGGTTTCGAGAGTGTTGAACGTTGGCAGGAAACTGCTAACGCTCTTAAACCCTCTTATCAACGCTTTGAAGTAAAGGGTTGGAAACCAAGTCCAGTTTATCGCTCTGATGAACTGGATGGGTGGTCTGCGCTTTTGAAGTGCCTATCTAAGTCCGAGTTTTCGGAACAGGATAGTCGTTTCACCAGCCAGGCTGGTTCTACGGCCGATCTCTGCAAAGCTTTCTCTGCTAAGGCGTCCTTAGAGGACGTTCTTGTCATTGATCGCCAGCATTTGGATCGATCTGCACTGCACGGCGCAGTCAC